ACGCATCTTTTCAAAATACACAAGATGCAGCATCAGCTTTTGGTATGAATGCAGGCGCAGGGCAATATATGCCAGAAGCAACAGAGTTTGCTGGCGGCGGCATGGGTTATTCTTCTGCTCCTATGTTTGAGCAATCTGTAGAAAATTTAGCTCAGTTTAGACCAGCGCAAAGCCAATACATGGATACATTTTTTATGAATCCTCAAACTGGCGAAGCAGGCAGTAACGCTGCTCCAATGGGTGGTGCAGAAAGCTTTACTCCTGTTGAATATTCACCGCGCTCACCGTTAGGAGTGCAACCTATATCAAGAGATACTATGACGAGGGGTAAGTAACATGGGCGCAGCAGCAAATCCAGCAATGACAATGAACCCCTATCAGGGTGCGGCTCAAGCAACGATGCAAGCAGGACAAGGCTTTGCTAATCCAAATGTAAACCAATTTATGAACCCATTTAATCAAAATGTTGTTGATAAAACATTAAGAGATGTAGGCAGCGCGGCTCAGATGGGCTTAAATAATATCGGCGCAGGAGCGCAAAAAGCAGGGGCTTATGGTGGGTCTAGGCAAGGTATTATGGAAGCTGAAGCGCTTAAAGGTTTTCAGCAGCAGGCCTTAGATAAGGTTGGTGCATTACGTCAGCAGGGCTTTGATAATGCTATGAATAACGCATTCAGATCAGCGCAAGGTTTGCAGGGTGTAGGTTCTCAAGCCTTTAACATGGGTCAAGCCATTAATCAGCAGCAAATGCAACAAGGGCAAATGCAGCAAGCGGCAATGCAATCTTTAATTAATGCTGCTAAAGGTCAGTATGGTCAGTATGCTAACGCTCCAATGAATAAGCTTCAGTTACCTCTTGCAGCGTTAGGCGCAGCGCCTGTTCCTCAAACACAGACGCAAGATAGACAATTAGGTATTATGGATTATTTAACCGCAGGCGCTTCATTTGCAACTGGTATGCCGTCATTTATGGGGTAAAGCATGATTAAAGATTATGATTTTAGAGATTTTGCAGGCGCAGCAGCAAGAGCGTTTAACACATTAAGGTTTGAGCCTGATAAGGGTCTTAATCAAGCACTGCAAACAATACAGCAGCAACGCACAGCAAATAGAGCAAAAAATAAGACTGTTGAGTATCTTAAAAGTTTAGGTACGCCTATGGGTGATAGACTTGCTGGTATGGTTGGTACAGGTCAGCTAAAAGGCTCTCAAGCATATGGCATGATGTTTGATATGGAAAAAGAAGCTAGGGCTGAAGAGAGAGCTAGAAATTTAGCTACTTTTCAAAACCAGCTTGCTATGGATAGAGATGCAGCTAAACCTGTTAAAGCTACTAACGCGCAAGTTCTTCATAATATGGCTATTAATGCAGGCCATCCTGAAGGCTCAGATATGTACAATCAAATAGTTTTTAAATTACCAGCAGAAAAACAATTGTCGCCAGAAGTACAAGAAAAAATGAGATTAGCAGAAATTAATAAAATTCCAGAAGGTTCTGCTGAATATATGAGATTTGTTTATGGTGATGAGATTCCGTTAACTATGCCTTCTGGTATGGATGTTAATCTTTACAATAAGTTTGATGCTCCAACGCAGCAAGCAATTACAGCATCTTTTGGGGCTGGCGTTCCTTTTCCCCAAGGTGGAACTCAAGATGAGAAACAAGCTTATATTAATTCTGTAATGAAAGTTCGTGATAAGCTGGGTCAAGAGGGTACTATTTTAAAACCTACTGATGCTCAATATCAAGAATTTGTTAAAAATGCTTTTGGTGAAGACTTTGACATGAAGCAAGGTATAGGTGGCGTCATTACTAAAATGAAAGATGGAACTATTGAGTTTACTTCGTTTAGTAGTGGCAAAACAGATATTAATGTTAATGTTGATACTGGTAAAAAGGTAGAGCAAAGCGAAGCAGAAATTATAGAGCAAATGGCTAAAAAGGAACAGGTTCCTGTTCTTAAAGACCCTAATGACCCAAGCCAAGGTTTTAAATATGACGAAAATACAGGGGCGTTATTATTTCAACCAGCAGCAGGCTCTTCATTGGCTCTAGAACAATCTGAAAAAAGATTAGCTCAAATAAAATCTAATTTTGCAAGAGAAAGAACTGCTTCAGTTAAAACTGATAATATAACAAATTCTGCAAATAGAATTTTGGATATTCTTGTTGGTGAGGTAAATAGTAAAACTCAAAAAAGGCCAGAGGGCAAAAACGCTAAATATAATAAATCAACCATTGCAAGAATGTTTACGTTTGATCCACCTGAAGCTGGTGTTAGAGGTCAGGCTTTTGGCAACTTAGGAATATTCTCATCTACAGAAAGTAGAAATGTTGCTAATTATCTTGAAAACATAAAATCAAATATTGGTTTTGATAGATTACAACTAATGAGAGAAATGTCTACAACTGGTGCAGGACTTGGGCAAGTTAGTAATTTAGAATTAACTCAATTAAATAACTCTTTTGTTGCTTTACAACAAGATTTACAACCAGCAGATTTAGCTAAAAATGTGCAAACTATAGTAGATGTTTACACTAAAATTATAAATGACCCAATAGCACAAGCTGTAAAATCAGCTCGTACAGAAGAAGAAGCTATAAGAATAATTGAAGATTACAATTCATCCAAAGCTGAATCTGGTGATGGTGGTAATATTATTTTTGGCGGTGGCGATGGTAGTTACACCATTAAAGTAAAGGAGTAGCTGATGCCTGTTTTTGAGATAACTGCTCCAGACGGTAAAGTTTACGAAGTAGAGGGTAAAAGTATAGAAGGCGCTCAAAACGCTTTTCGTCAGATGATGGCTCAAAACAAAAGGGCAGATCAAATTGTTCAGGATTTTGTTAATCAAGACGTAAAACTTAACGAGCAAGGTCTTGCTGAAGGTTTTTTTACTGACCCTACCAAGCAATATAAAGACCCGACAACAGGCGAAACTGTGTTGGGTGTTACGTCTAGGGATAGGTTAAAAGAGGAAATAGGTGATCAAAACAACCTTATGGGTAATCTAAGAAGTTTTTTTACTGGCGCTGGTAATATGTCTTCTGGATCAGGTCAAGATGAGCTTTTAGGGTTGCTTAGTGGTAAATTTGGTTCTAGCGGAACTGAAGCAGAAAGGCAGAAGTTTGGAACAGAAATTGCTAGAGCAAATCTGGAAGTGGCTAGGGAGCAAAACCCTGTTGCAACGGCTGCTGGTGAAATAGCAGGCGGTTTAGCTATGCCTTTTGGTAAAGCAAAAACTACTCTTGGTGCTATGGGTAAGGGCGGTATGTACGGCTCTGCTTATGGCGCTGCATATGGGTTTGGTTCTGGTGAAGAAAATTTTGCAGATAGATATAATAGAGCAGTGAAGGGTGGTACTGTAGGCGGTTTATTTACTGCTGCTAGTGTTCCTGTTTTTAATGTTGTTAGAAGTGGTGGTAATAAAACTTATAATTATTTAGTTGGCAAAAACCAAGAAGCTCCTACTTTAAAAAGTCTTAAACAGTTAAAAAATAAAGCTTATGAGTTAGTCGATAAGTCAGGGATAAAGATACCTCAAGAAGCAATCGACAATATGTTTCTTATAGTTAACAGGATAAGAGAAACTCCTTCTTTTGTTTCAGGAAGTAAAACTAAAAATCAAAGAGAATTAGAATATTCTTTAGATGTTATAAACAACATAACCAAATTAAAAAAAGATGGAACTCCAGAGTTTAATGGCACTCTTGCAGGCATGGAAGAAATAAGAAAAAATCTTATTGCTTCTCACGCTAGGGCAAATTTTGATCCAAGAATAGGATCAATAGTAGATGAGTTTGATAAAATTGTAGAAAACTTTGATGGTGGTGAATTGGTTTCTGCTGCAAGAGAAGCTTTTAAAACATTTAAAAAAGTAGAAATATTTGATCGAGAAATGACTAAAGCTGTTGATAAAACCAAAGCAGCAGGATCGGGTGGAAATACAGACAACCAATATAGGCAAGCTGCGTTAAGAATTATTAATGGAAAAGATGCTAAATTTTTTGGTGAAAAAGAAATAGAAGTGCTTAGAAAAGCAGCAAATGGTGATGTGGGTACAGATATACTAAGATTAGTAGGTAAACTTAGCCCAAGCGGAAACGGTCTTATGACCTTTTTAAATCTTGCTGCTATAACAACTGATCCAGTATTTATGAGTGCTTCACTTGGCGGCATTGTCGGAAAGACAGGCGCAGATAGGGCTAGGGCATTAGCTATGGATGATATAAGGCAGTATTTGGCTACAGGTGGAATGCCGATGAGAGACAAGGTTTCACCTTTCTTTGTCGGTGGTCAGGCTGGAACATATCAAGAGGGGCAATAGATGGAACTTAAAGCTAAAACAGAACTAGAGATAGAAAGTATTGTACAGGCCGCTATTGATGATGCAGTAGACTTTGTAGAGAGCGAAATATCTGAAGATAGAATAACTGCTCAACGCTACTACGATGGTGAGGTAGATATAGGCTATGAGGACGGGCGCAGCAAAGTGGTCGCCACTAAGGTTCGGGATACTGTGCGTGCGATTAAACCATCATTGATGCGTGTGTTTTTAAGCACTGCAAGACCAGTAGAATTTATGCCGCATGGCCCAGAAGATGTGAACATGGCAGAGCAGGCAACTGATTATGTTCATTATGAGTTTCAGCGCAGCAATGGTTATAGGGTGTTGAATGATGCGTTTCACGATGCGCTAATTAAAAAGCAAGGCATAGTCAAAGCATATTGGGAAGAAATGCCAGAGGCAGAAATTTATACTTACACAAACTTATCTAATGATGAGTATACCTTTTTAGTGCAAGATGATGATGTAACGGTTCTTGAGCATACTGTCGAGCAGGAGATGAGTATGGATGAGCAAGGCGCTGAGATAAAAACGCCTGTTCATTCTGCTAAAGTTTCAAGAAAAGCATACGCTGGCTGCCTAAAGATAGAAAGTGTACCACCAGAAGAGTTCTTTGTAGATCGAAATTGCAGAACTTTAGAAGATGCTCATGTTGTTGTTCATAGGTCTGATATGAGGGCCAGTGATCTTATTGCTATGGGGTTTGAGCCAGATGAGGTTCTTAAATTAGATAGCTTTGATGCAGGCACAGAAATGACTGAAGCAGAGCGCTATGAAAGACAAGGTTACGAAGATAACTTTAGCGAAACAAGCTCTGATCCATCCATGCGGTCTGTTACAGTAACAGAAGCTTATATGAGGATGGACGTTGATGGAACAGGGGTTGCTGTGTTGCATAGATTTCTATGCGGTGGAACTAAGTACAAGCTGCTAGATTATGAGTTAGCAGACGAGTTACCTTTTGCAAAATTTGAAGTAGATCCATTACCAAGCTGACCATTACTGTTTGATCCCCAACATTTTGCAGAGCCATTGTCCA